GAGCCGCTTCAACGCCTCCACCGCTTCCCGGCAAGGAATTGCGAAGCTGTAGGTCCTTGTCAGTGGGAAGCGAAGAAGCCGAAGCTCCGCATAGCGCTGAGGCGAAATGCTGTCGCTGGTAAGGCCATAGGCCCGAAGCTCTTCCGCAGGCGGCACCTCGCCCGTCCTCGCCCATGTCTCCATCCCGGCGAGCGGGCTTTCAGCCAGGAGCAGCGCCCTGATCTTTCTTAGCCGCTCCGCTTGCTCCGCTTGGTCGATCGTCTGCATGGCGACGACCTTACGTCGCGCATTTGCTGTCTAGAAGCTCTGCGTGAAGTAAATCGCCAGATAGCCATGGCCCCCAGCACCACCCGTCGTGGTCCCGGCACCCCCGCCTGCACCGTTACCGCCGCCTGAGCCGACGCCCGCATTATTGCCGCCTCCGCCATTGCCTGCCGAGGTCGTGAAGTGGTTCCCGACGCCACCCACCGACCCCGGGATCGAGTAATCCACAAACCCCCCCGCGCCGCCGCCACCTTGCTGAGAGCCCGACGTGGCGCCCGCATTTCCGCCATCGGTCCCAGCCGCGGCCGAATCGCCGCCGGGGTGATTGATATCGAAGCCCGTAGCCTGGCCGCCTGCGCCGGCCGCTGATCCGCCTTTAGCGGTGTAGGTACGTCCATCGATGGTGACCATAGTGTCGCCGCCATCCGCGCCGGCGGCCCCGCCACTTCCAATCACGTAAGCGATCACCGAGGTCTTGGTGATGGACACGGCCGCATAGCCGGCGCTGCCGCCGCCTCCGCCTTTCGTACCAGGCGGTCCTCCGCCGCCCCCGGCCCCGGTCGCGAAGATATGTGCGATCCCGGTGATCCCGGGTTGGACCGAGCCGGTGGCGGCAGCGTCCCTTAAGAACAACCCCGCAAAGCCTGTCCGCACGAGCCCGGTTCGCGTCGCGATGCGGCGCTGGGCAAGGCCGACGCGGCTCGCGATCGCCTTCGCGGCTATGGACTTGCCCATCAGAGGTCCTCGTACTGCGCGTCGAAGGAGATTCCGCCGGCCAGGGCCACGCCGGCCCCGACCCACAGCGTGTCCGTGGGCCCCAGGCGCAGCGGCGCGGTCTCGGAATAGCCGAAGTCCGTCGCCGGCGCGGCCGTGGTCTGGGCCATGGTGTAGGCGGCCATCAGCGCCGAGCCGATCAGGTACATGGTCGTCCCGTTGTCCGGCGAGCGGTAGAGCTGCAGCTGCGTGGCGGTCACCGTCGCGCGCGGGACCGCCCTCAATCCATAGAGGGCCGCCCCGTTCGGCCCGGGCGTCACGATCTTCACCGCGTTGGTGCTGTCGCCGTAGGTCGTCTTGGCGGCCGTGGTGACGGCGTTGGCCGTCTTCACCGCCTGCGGTGTGATGATGTTGTTCGGCGTCACGGCCATGTCTTGGTCTCCTAAAGAGCGATCGCGGCGGCGATCGCAAAGGCGTTGCGCTGGGCGGTGTAGGCGCCGATGTCCGCAAGGTCGGCGGTGGAGGGCGCACGCCAGTTCTGGTTGACGCCGTCCGTGCTCAGGAACTTGCCCGCATTGCCGGCCTGGTCGGGACTCACGGTCGACCAGCCGGCGCTCACGCCGTCGGTGGTGAGGAACTTGCCGGCGTTGCCGGTCTGGCCGGGGAGCACGCCGGCGTTGGCGGTGAAGGCGAGGTTGTCCGCATAGGCCTTCGTCGCGGCGTCCTGCGGCGCGACCGGATCGGCCAGACTGGTCAGACGCTGGGCGGCGAAGTCGGTGGGCTGCACGCGCCACACCCCCGCCCCGTCGCAGATCAGGGCCACCTTTTCGCCGGCCAGGATGGTGGCGGCGGCTCCGGCCCCGGTGGTCACGTTGAGCGCGCCCGAGCAGGCGTTCCAGACCACGTAGTGCTTGCTGACCGAGGGGATGGTCACGGTGAACGCGCCGGCCCCGGTGAACTTCACCATCGCCGCGCGCGCCTCGTCGTCGGCGGCGTTGGCGACGGAGAGCGCCGTATCGGCCGTCAGCACCTTGGTGAGCCAGCCGGCGGCGGCGTAGTCCGCGTGCTGCAGCACGGCGTTCAGCTTGTCGCCCCAAAGGTTGACGTTCTCGCCCGTGAACTGCAGCTCGAAGCGCAGCGATGAGGACCAGGAGGAAGGCATCAGACGATCACGGCTCCCGTGTCTTGGCGGATCCAATGGACGCCGTCGGAATGGGCGAGGATGTCGAGGTCGCTCACCAGCACGACGCAGTTGGGATAGCTGGCCGCCGGCGGCAGCCCGGTTTGGGCGACGGCGAACACCGGCTTCGGCTCGGCCGGAGCCCGCAGGTCGATGATCGCGTCGCAGATGGACTTCAGCAGCGGCCTGAGCGCCTCGGGCGTCCCCGGCCCGATGGGCGGCAGGCTCATCAGACCCCTCGCACGATGTCGAAGGTCAGCCGCGGATGCGGCGTTTCGGTCCGCAGCGCCTTGGGCGCACGGCTTCGCGCATCCTTCGCGTTCAGGTCCGCGATCGCCTGCTCGAGCTTGCTCTCATAGGCCTGCGCCAGCTCCGCATCGCGCAGGAACGGCGCGGCCTCGCAGAGCGTGGCGAACAGGTAGGCGTCCGGCGCGTCGGCCAGCAGCGCGTTCGTGGGCGTGGCGTCAGACAGCTGGAACTTCGCAAGCATCCGCAGGGTGAAGCCATAGGCCTGGTCGCAGACCCGCTCGAAGACCAGGTTCGCAGCATCGATGCTCCAGACGGCCGGCTCGCCGCGCAGGCTGACCAGGGCCAGAAGACTGGGCTCCACGAAACGCAGCGCGCAACGCGCGCCGTCGGGGCGCACGATCCACAGCGCCAGCGGCTCGGCGAAGCCGGCCGGCAGGGCGATGCTCCGCGATCCGATGGTTGCGCTGAGCGCCTGCTCCACCTCGGCTCGCCGGGCGCGAAGCGCGCGGTTCAGCCGCGCTTCGGCCAGCGTGATGAATTCCGGGATGCGGGCGGTCAGATCCGCGCGCACCAGCCAGTTGGCCGCAGCCGCCTGCAGCTCGGCGTAGGTCGTGATCGCCATGGAGCGTCCGTCGCTTGAATTGCAAAGAGAGGCCCGGGCGGCCCAGCTGGAGTGGATGAGCCGCCCGGGCGGCTAGCGCGGCTCCGATGCTCGGGGAGCCTTATGGGCGCATTCCGCGCCGGCGCTAGTTGTTGGCCAGGCGGCACGCCAGCTGCGGCCGAAGCGTCTTGTACCCGTAGAGCACGTCCAGGCGGCACGGGAACTTGTCGTTGTTGATGTCGTACTGGCGCACGATGCGCATCGAAACGCCGTCGAACACCTCACGCGCGGCGAAGTCGACGCCGCGGGGCATCACCATATCGGCCGTGGCGAACGCGAAGGCGCCCTTCTGGTAGGCCATGGAGATCCCATACGGAATGCTCGCCGCGCCGGCGAAGTTCACCGCCGCCCCGTTGGCCGGTGAGGCCGAGACGTTCTGTAGCGGCCCGGTGGTGACGATCGTCGGCGAGATCGCCAGGTTGCCTGCGCCGCCCGCGTAGTCCGCGGTCAGCACGAACTGCTGCAGGACGCTGGTCGCGGCCTTGGTCTCCGGATGCACCCGGAAAACGCCGGGGATCGAGAAGACGTCGCCCTTGACCGCGGCTCCCGTCCCGGTGGAGACCGCAAGCGAGGCGCCCGTCTGGCCGGCGCCCGCCACGATGTAGCCGGCGCCCGCCGCGCCCCGCGGATGCGCCGGCCACAGCGTGTTCTCCATGAAGTCGAACCCCGCGGTTCGGCCCATGTAGCCTTCACGGTTCTGCTTGGAGATCGTCGACTGGTCGTTGAACAGGCCTTTCAGCGCATCCACCAGGTCGACGTTGTCCTGGGTGTTCAGGTTGCAGGTCCGGCCGGCCAGCGGCGCCAGGTTGTCGACCAGGATCTTGCGGCCCTGCAGCACCTTGTTGAAGGTCGCCGCCTGGGCCTGGTTGTTCACCTGGTTCCAGACGTCCTTGTACATGGTCATGGCGTCCGCCTCGATGTTGGCGGCCAGCACGCTCATGGCGGGCTCCAGGATCCGGTCGGAGAAGTCGTCCAGGGCCATGGTCAGGTCCACGGAGGTGAAGTTCAGGTCGACGCCCTTCTGGGTCTGCACCTTGAGGTCCACCGAGGTCTCAGTGGTGTCCTGCGCCGCCAGCGTCGGGCCGGTGCGGACCGTGAACTGGTTCGGCAGGCGCACCTTCAGGGTGTCACCGATCTTCGCGCCCTGCCGGGCGAAACTGTCGTCGTAGTCGCGCGTGATCGAGCCCACGAAATTGAGCTTCTGGTGCAGCACGCGCAACGCCTCGCGCGTCACCGCGGTCGGCGTCAGGATGGCGTTGGCCATTCTCTGTCCTTTCGAAAGGTTGGGATGAAGCCGCGCGAGCTCTCCCGAGGC